AACTGTATCCGTGAAGAAGCCCTGTATGGTTAAACATATACATCAATTGATCAGCTACTTTCTTATAAGCATCCCAACCAACTTCTGAGGCGATTTCTACATCACCATATTCATATGTCTGTACACCAAATGTACCAGAGTCACGATCAACACTCCGAGCTATAGGAGGTGCGATCTCTGGTGTGCAAGTAAAGCCCTCTCTGTCTTTACTGCGATATGAACAGCTTGCGGTAGGAGCTATAGCAAATGCTCTCTCCATATTATATTCTCTGGCAACATCAGCCGCACTCTGAATGCCTTTATAAAATTCTGCAGCTAATAATCCAGCTGTACCTAATCCAGGTATGCCATCATTGACTGCTTGTAGTGCATCACCAAATTGTTCGTAGGTGATGTTGTTTTGCCTTAGTAGATTTGCTAAGCCAAGTATCCCGAGTCCAACCTGCCTATCCGTTGACGAGGGGAGGTATTCTCCAGAACCGTCAACGCCTGTTTTGCTATGGAGGTCGCACAAACTTCGCATACCCTCAACAAAACCTTTTGACACGTCGGCGATTGTACAGGCACCGAGATTAACGTGTTGGAGGAGGCAAGTTCCTCGTGATGGCAGGTAAACTTCAAGGCATACGTTGCCTCTGATTCTTTTTCCATTTTTATCGTACTTAGTTTTGTTTAACCATATGTCACCAGACCTGATGCCATATATCACCGCCTCCCGTGTTGTATCACTAGCGTTCTTCCATTTTTCGTCGTTAATGTTGACACACCTTTTGACCCACGGGAGTTCTGATCTAGGAGTAGTAATGAAGTCAACGATATCAGGATGATCGAGATCCAGATGAAGAACACACGCTCCATTTTTGTAATGTCCGCCTCTACGGATTATTTCATTTAAGGTTGAGTAGATTTTTCCGAACGATACTGGTCCAGAAGCTGTAAGACCCTTTCCATTTTCTTCTCCTTTGGGTCGGAGCTTTGATAGATGGACAGCAACTCCTGCTCCATATCTGAGTGCATGAGAGACGAATCTCCAACTTGCTTCGATTCCATTTGGTCCTTCCATTGAGTCTTCTACTACGAAGACAGTGCATGACACTGGAAGGCGGGACTCGGGATCATCTATCCAATTCTGAACCCGACCAGTTCTTGATATTAAATTTGTCATTAGACGAGATCGCTTAATGTAGGTGGTTTGTAGTTTTTGCTCTTTAATACTTTTCCGTCTTCCCTGTAGATAGGCTTTCCACCATCACCAAGTTTTGACATATTACTTTTATGGACTCGACGTAGAGCTTCGTCTAAATCCCATTCCATATTTGCTGCATATTGGTAGCAGACATATACGAGATCACTGAGTTCTTTAATAGCATCCTCATGCAGTTCTAAGCTCTGACGAAATAGCATTCCCTCTGCTTCTAAAAATTCTTTAAACTCTTCAATTATTAAATTCCGCTGCATATTCCTCGAGCTGAGATTCTGTGAGTTTTTTACTTGGAACGCTTCTCTGAACTCTTTGGCTTGTTCTAAATTCGATTTCATTAGATAGGTAATGGATGGCTTTTGATAGGTCTTCAATGTCGTCGTTTTTATGACCTGCTCTGCAGACGTATTTGATTACGTTTCCGAGGTGGAAGTTGAGTTCTTGTTGACGTACAAAATCCCAGACTTGGACGGGTCCACGCCTGTAATATTGTGGTCCATGATCATTGGTGGTTTCGGCCATTTGTTTATTAGGTTTGTAATGCTGTTAGCAAGTACAAAATTTTGCTTCTGTAATGCAAGGAAGACGGTGTTAACGTCTTTCCTATCTGTATCTGGATGCTCTATGGCATCTTTTATTTGTCTTAGCTTGAGGTCTTGCTCAAGTGTTAACGCAGTAATCGGCTGAGGGAGTCCATAGTATTGGCTCCCTGTTTTCGTAGTCATAATCCTCTGTAGTTAAGATCCTTGCTAGACGAGCATTAATAAGAGCGATCTCTTCCGATAAATCTTTCTCTTTAAATGCTTTAACAACTGTCTTCCAGCTATAACCATGCTCTTCAAATAGTGAGGTTGCTCTTTTGATACCTATTCCTGGTACACCTGCATAACCATCAGTATTATCTCCAGCCATAGCTTGTATCAAGTGCCATTTAGCTCCCTCTTCTTTCGTGATTGTGAAAGTTTCATCGAAGTTATAAAGCATCCCTGGAATTTGTTTCATATCCTTATCAGGGCTAACGATGATATTGCCAGGATTTTTTGTGGCATAAATCCCCATTGCATCATCAGCCTCTAACCAAGGCATTCGTATTACCTTAAACTCAGTCTTGAGTTTTTGTATAACACGTCTATAACCACATGGTTTCTTCCGATTCCTGTGTCCTTTGTAATCAACTTGGATATCTTTTCTGAAATTACAGCTGTCACTAAAGAACAGTATAAGATCATCAAAAGATCCAAACTTATTTGAGATACGTTTAAGTTCTCTTTTTACGCAAGCATAAGCTTCACTGAAAGTAGAGGTAACAACAATTACGTCATCTCCAAAATCAATTTCACTTTCTGCAGCTGCACAACATTTATATACTATAAAGTCTGCATCAATTAATAATTTCATAGGTTAGTGGACCTCAGCCCAACTAGCTCCTGACTTAGCTTCAGCTGCTATTGGTATTCTGAGGTTGTAATATTCGCCACTTTCAGTAGCGGAAAGAACAAGAAGAGATTTGAGGTCATCAACATGTTCTGGGTGGGCTTCATACTGCAACTCGTCATGAATAAAAGCGAGCTGATTGCAGCGTAAATCCATTTCTTTTGTATGGTCATGGGTGATTTTTAACCATCGTTTTGCAATAACTCCAGCTGAACACTGAAGTAAATAATTTAAAGCTTTATGTTGACTGTCTACATAGATCTTTCTTCCATCGACAGCCATGATCGTGCCTGTAGCAGACCGCTTCTTAACAGCCTGTAGCAGCTCTGATAATCCAGGTATGGCGGCAATGAACGCTGCACGTACCTCTTTTCCTTTAACTCTTGCCTTATTTGGTTGTAGTTGTTTATCGACTGAGAGTCCGATTTTTGCATCTCCAGCTCCATATAAAAAAGCGTAAGTTACTGTTTTAACAGCTCGTCTACTAATTCCGATTTTGTCTGCGTTGACTTGATGTATGTCTCCAGTGAGGAGGATTTCGGCATAGCGTCCTTCATCATATCTGGCGAGATAGTGAGCGAGCATCCTGAGTTCAATCCCACTAAGATCAGCCCCGCACATAACCATTCCAGGCGAGGCGGTAAATAATTTTCTAAATTTTTCATCTGCTGGTACTTGACTTAAATTTGGTTTTCTATGTGAACATCTGAAAGTATTTGTAGCTACTGAACAATGGTGGTGTATACGACTAGATGTCGTAACAAGCTTCAGCCATGCGTTCACGCCGAATGAGATCATCCCTATAACCTTCTTCAGTTCCAGGCATCGAAGAAAATCCAGCGCAATATCCGTCCCAATGTCCTTGAGAACTATTTCGTCTACTACGGGCTTGCCGTTCGAGCTTATTGATGAGGGTGTCCATCCATGATGAGATGTCAGTATCCATGCGATATGGTCTCTAGATGTAGGGTTTAATTCTTTTAATCTTTGTATCTCACATCCTTCAAAGTATCCTTGTGTCTTGTTATTTCGTTTAGGAGTGAATAATGATCCTGCGACGAAAGGATGCCTGTCTCGAAGTACTTGAGTAAGTTCTTCCAATTCTTTTCGGAGATTAGACTCAAGCTTCCATGCAGCTCGTTCATCAAAATACCATCCATGTAATTCCTGTTGTGTAAGTATCTGTGCAACTGAGTGCTCTAGCGCAACCCAGTCAGATAGGGGTGAAAGTGGTCGCATAATTTTTTAGTTACTACAACGTCTTGAGCGCAGTAATCTTCCATCTCTTGACTCCACTCGCTCCAGTCACTCGTCTTTCCAAACTCACCTTTATACTCACCTAATCTGTATCCATAAGATTCAAGTGAATGTCTTCCATAGAGCTGTAGTGGCATATGTCTCCACTTATGCTTATGGTCTATGTCATAGATATTTGGGTGGTATAGACGTGATAAAAGAAGAGTGTCAACAACACGAGCACGGGGAGTGAAATAGTTATATAGTTTGCTAATAGCTGGGATATCGAACCCAATAATATTGTGGCCGACGATTGTATCTGCAACCAATAATCTACCAAGCCCTTCTGAGATGGAATATTTGTTATTCTTTTCATCGTTGTAAGTTTCTACTATGTTAGTAGTCGAGTCATATATCGCTAGGCAATGAATGCGTGTTAAATCGTGCAATAGACCATTGGTTTCAAGGTCAAAGACGATTGTCATTTCTTTTGCCACTTATATGTCTTGTCTTTAAACTGAGCTTTCTTTTTTGCCGCCTCGCTGGGTGGCTTAGGTTTATTTAATTTTGGTGCTTCCTTAGATTGTTCATACCAAGGATGCTCGTATTCGCTTTCTTCAAAAATCCGTGGTTTCGCTGGTTCCACGTAGAAAGGATGGTTCCTTAGTTTCATTCTCACTAAATCTGCAGTTGGATAAGTCATATGTCAAAGTGCAAGCTATACCTGTCTCGCCTGAATAACGGTTCTTAAGGACTCTAAGAGTCGTATCGCTTCCTCCCTCTGTGGA